CCCAAGCCACAGGGCAGCGGCGCACCTTCGGGCCGTTCTTCCGGCGATATTCCAACCGGTATGAACAACCCATTTGCTCCTGACAATTTCAACCTCACGGAGCAATCGCGGCTATATCGGACCGACCGTGATTTATACGATCGGTTGAAAGCTGCCGCAAAACGGTAAGATGCAAAACAAGGCGAAGCTACGCGGAGCCGTTCGGGTTACGCCCACACCGTAAAACCAATTCAAACGAGGATCTGTCATGGCGACTCTTCGCTCTGACATCATTATCCCCGAGGTATTTACGCCGTACGTCATTGAGCAAACCACTCAGCGTGATGCCTTTTTGGCTAGCGGTGTGGTTCAGCCGATGGCCGAGCTAAATGCCGCCGAGGATGGTGGTGATTATGTCCAAGTGCCTTTCTACAAGGCCAACCTGTCAGGCGATTTTGAGCGTCTGACGGATAGCTCTAGCTTGACCCCCGGCAAGATCGAAGCTGACAAGCAAGTCGGCGTCGTTCTGCACCGTGGCCGCGCTTTCGAGTCTCGCGATCTGGCTGCCTTGGCTGCCGGTTCTGACCCGATGGCTGCGATCGGCAACAAAATTGCTGACTACATCGCCAACCAGCGCCAGAAGGATCTGTTGTCCTGCCTGGCTGGCATCTTTGGTTCCGTTGGTGACACCAGCTCCGCATCTTTCGCAGCTTTGGCTGTTGATGGCGCGTCTGGCGACACCCCGACCCAACTGACTGCCCGTCAGATTGTCGAAGGTCAGTCCCTGCTGGGCGACCAAGGCGACAAACTGGCTGCAATCGTTGTTCATCCCAAGGTCTATTACGACCTGAAAGAGCGCCGCGCGCTCGACATGATCTACGACGACGCAGGTCAGCCCGACACTTCCGCCGCTCAAGGTTCACTGGCTAACGCCTTTGGCCCTGTTGCTGTTCCCACCTTTATGGGGATGCGCGTGATAGTGTCTGCTGATGTGCAGACCGCAGGCTCCGGTGCCACCACCGAGTATGCCTCCTATATGTTCACTCAAGGTGCTGTCGGCACTGGTGAGCAGCTCGGCCTTCAGACCGAAACCGATCGTGACATCCTCGCCAAGAGCGATGCCATGTCGATTGATCTGCACTACGTTTACCACCCAATCGGTTCCTCGTTCTCCACTTCCGTTTCCAACCCCACTCGGGCACAACTGGAAACCGTGGGCAACTGGACCAAGGTTTACGAGACCAACAACATTGGCATCGTGCGGATTACCACCACCAGCGCACTGGATTGAGGAGGTAACTAACCATGAGCATCTTTGAAACCTCAGCTGGCAAGCTGATCGGCCCCACCACTGGCGGCACGGTCACTCAGGCCACTAACAAGGCGACCGGCGTGACCCTTAACAAGGCATCCGGTCAGATCACCATGGACGACGCAGCCCTGGCAGCAGCCGCGGAAGTGTCTTTTGCGGTGACTAACAGCGAGATCGCCGCCACCGACGTGGTGATCGTTAACCACGCCTCGGGTGGTACTGCCGGCTCCTATTTGGTGCAGGCAAACACCATCGCTGCAGGATCCTTTGCGATCACTGTTAGCAACGTGTCGGCCGGTTCATTGGGCGAGGCCATCGTCCTGAACTTTGTGGCTCTGAAGGGCTCTAGCTCCTGATGGGTCTGTTCGCTTTTAGGCGAGCAAAGGAGCGTGAGGCTGCTGCGAAAGCGGTGGCCTCTGCCTCTGAGCCAGCCCAAACCAAGGCACCAAGCAAACGCAAGCGAGTGAAAGCTGATGGCAGTGACAATCGTGGCGACAGCCGGAAGCGCGACGGCCAACAGCTACATCACACTGGATGAGGCCGACGATTATGTCGAGGCGATGATCAACAGCACCGATGTTTCCAAGTGGGGAACCGGTACTGATGACACCCGTAACCGGGCCCTAGCAGCAGCAACGCAGCGCCTGGACCGCGAGAGATTCTTAGGGGCAAGGGCAACCGATACGCAGGCCCTGCAGTGGCCCAGAACGGGCGTACGGAAGCCTGATACCTATGTGAACACCTACGCGACTGGGTTTCCGTTTCGCATCTCCGACGATTACTTCACCGACGAGGAAATCCCTGACCAGATCAAGCGGGCACAGATTGAGCTTGCCGTTTACCTGCACAACAACGAAGACGGAATCAGCCTTAGCGGCTTGAACGATTACAAGCGGGTCAAGATTGGCAGCATCGACGTGACACCAGACAAAGCCGGTGCTGTGGGAGCGGATCACGTTCCGCCGATGTTTGAAAGGTATATGACGGGCCTTAGAATTAGTGGACCAGGCAACATCGCAATCAAACGGAGCTGACCATGTACGCAGACCTCTCAGGCGGCTTCGAGTTCATCTCTGACACTGCTGCACATACCGGCAGGTTTTCCAAGATTTATTTCAAGGAAGACACTGTGATTGATGCCATCACCGTCAAGAACGCATCGGGCAACAGTTTGGCCGGTGAGACGTTCGTGGCTGACACCTACATTTCTGGGATCATCACGAGCATCACGCTGACTAGCGGCGCGTGCCTTGCTTATAACCTCTGATGGCGCTTGCTGATTCGCTGTCAAAAGTTGCGGTCAACATCCTTGACGCGCTTGGCGGTGATGTGACTGTTCGGTTCGTCACGGCTGGGGCATATGACACCTCAGACGGCACGATTGCAGAAACCACTGAGGACACGGTGGTTAAAGGTGTGGTTGAGGATGTGAGCCTGGCGGAGACTAACGAGCTGATCCAAAGCGGCGACCGGCGGCTGATTGTCGCGGCCGATGATTTCGCCACAGCGCCAGAGACCAAGGATCGGGTGGTGATTAGCTCTGTCAGTTACCAGATCATTGAGGTGAAGACGATCGAGCAGGACAACACGGCGATCACTCACGAGCTGATCTTGAGGGCTTAGCGATGGCTCGGCAGATCAAGATCCGCGACATTGAGAAATACCACCGCGAAAGCGTTGAGCTAGCCGTAAAAGCAACCACGCTTGAGTGGGAAAAGCGCTGTAAAGAAGAAACCCCCGTGGATACCGGCAACCTGCGCAACGGCTGGCGTAGCAACATCAGGCCGCTGTTGGGAGAGATTGTCAACCCGGTTGAGTATGCCGAGCCGGTTTGTTATGGCATCAACCTGCCGCCATCATGGGGTGGCACCTGGCACACAAGAACGCCCAACCCAACGGGCAACGCTCTGGGCACTCGCACCCGCCAGGGTTTCCCTGATCTGATCGGGAAAGAGCTAGAGCCCTTTACTGCCAGTATTTTGAGGCGACGCTAATGGCTGCAGCAGACCTAAACACTGTTCGGCAGACCATCGAGGCACGCTTAGCAACTGAGCTGGCCGACACAAGCGGCGACAAAGTGGCCATACCTGTGGCCTTCCATAACATGCCCTACGAGCCCACGCCTGGCTCATCTTGGGTGCAATGCCTTGTGAGCTTTGGGGCCAATGAGTACCTAAGCCAGGGACTGACTACCGACTCACAAAACCGCATTGTCGGCCTGCTGACAATGAATATATTTACGGCCAAAGGTGTAGGCCCCGGCGCTAATTACGTTATCGCTAAGCGTATTCGTGACCTATACAATAGGGTCATCGTGTCGGGGGTTTACTTCGATGCAGTCAATGGCCCATCAGTGCTGGCGAACCCAGCGCCCGAGGGCTACTTTCAAACACAGGTCCGTGTGACCTTTGAATATCTCGAGGACCTCTGACCCATGGCCATTCTTCGCGGAGAGCAAGGCGCAGTCCAATTCGACGCCGCCGGTTCTTCTAACGCCACCATCGTCGGCACCCGTAGCTGGAGCCTGACCACTACCAAGGAAACGCTGGACGTTACCGATCACGGCGACACTTTCCGCGCTTTTGTTGGCAGCCTCATCTCCGGCTCTGGCACGGTTGAGCTGGTTTATGACCCAGACGCAACCGGCCAAGCTGCTTTCTTGGAGGATGTGCTGACCACTGCAGACACCGCAGATGCCACCTTTGAGCTGTTCACCACCGGCACATCTGCTGGCACCGATTCGGTGAGCTTTGCTGGCATCATCACCGATATGGAAATTACTTCCACAGTTGGTGAATTGGTGGTCGTTAGCTGCAGCTTTGTCACCAGCGGAACCATCACCGGCAACCTGGAGTAATTAGCCAGGCCAAGTAACATCTGGGCACCCCCTCCCCATTTTTATGTCAACTGGCAAAGTTTCTCGCCCGGTCGATCTGCTGACGGAAGCGTTTGACCTGAACCAGCGGCGAAAGTTTGTGGTCAAGAATGACGCGGGCGAGCCTGTGCTGGACCTGTATTTCAAGCCGATCACTAGGGCCGACCGTCAACGGGCTCAGGCGCACGCCCAGACAGACGATGCGCTGGAGATGTCCACGCTGATGCTTTGCCACATGGCAGAGCTAGAAGATGGCACCAAGGCTTTCGCCGCGGCCGATGCACCGAAGCTTCAACGCCGCCTGCCTGAAAAGGTGCTGAATGAGCTTGAGCTGTTCCTGTTTGGCTTGGCAGGCGAGCAGGATTTTGAGGAAGCAAAAAACGAATAAAGCAGGACAACTGGCTCTTTTTTGAGTTTCACTTGGCCTGCGAGTTAGGGATGACGATCAGCCGCCTGCGGCAAGAGATGACCCAGGCGGAGCTTGTCTACTTTGCGGCGTATTACGAGCTAAAAGGCGAGAGGGAGCAAGAGGCAGTGGATCGCGCAAAGAATAAGCGGCGGTAAGATTAGGGCACGGTATGAGGCGCGGGCGTGGCTGCTGATTCAACGGTTCGGCTGCTAGTTGACGCCCGCAGTGCCATTACAGGGCTGAAGCGTACAAATCAAGAGACCAAAAAACTAGAGGGCGCTGTTCGCGATATGAACGGCAGGCTGAGAGATTCAAAAGGGCGCTTTGTTGCTGTTGGCAGTAGTGCAACGACCGCATCAAAAGGCGTAAACACTCTGACGCGATCTGTCAAGGGATTGCTTGGAGCTTTTGCGGCCATTCAAGCTGCAAAGTTTGTTTTCTTTAAGACAGCAGAACTAGAGACACAAACCAAGAGCCTGCAGGTTTTAACCGGTTCCCTTCAAACCGCAAAAGGGATCATCGGCGAGTTGCAGGCTTTTGGCCGAGTAACACCGTTCACAAGCTCAGAGCTGATTGAAACGGCAAAACGTCTCAAGGCGTTTGGCTTTGAAACCAATCAGGTCGTTGATGTAACCAAGCGCCTGGCTGATGTTGCCGGTGCTACGGGTGCAGATCTAGGCGGGATCGCCACTGCGTTCGGTCAGATTCAGGCGAAGGGAAGGCTGCAAGGTGAAGAACTGCTGCAGCTGCAAGAGCGCGGCGTGGGGCTGCAGTCCAAGCTCAGGGAAATGTATGGACTGACCGGCGAGGAATTTAGCAAGGCATTGCAGCAGGGCCGTATCAGTGCGGAGGCTGTAAATTTTGCGCTAATTGAATT